GCGCGCCACGTAAAACTTCCGGCCCTCACGACCCTGGACTGGATCGAGCACGAAATAATTCTCGTCCGTTACCTCGATCAGGATCTGGTGATTGCCGGCCTCGATGTTCAAAGAGGGCGCGGTGCACAGATAAACCCCCTCGTCTGCGAGAGGTGGCGTGTCGACGCTGTAGAAGGCGGTGTACTTGACGCCCAGGTAATCAAGCATTTCGCGAAGAGTCAGGTCGCCGTCTCGGTATGGCTTGTGCAGTTCCTCGATGACGTCAGCCGCCGGGCGATCCACAATCATCGCCAAGCAGGTCGACACGCAGCTCACCGGGCATGGTTGGGTTTGCAGGATGATCAGTGGACTCATCGAAAAACCTCCTGCAGATTCACGGATTGAACAGGCCGCTCCACCTTGTGATTGATGCCATACCCAGCTAACAGGGTTATGAGAGTGAGCGCGATCCAGATTCGATTGGTCATCAGAAGCCCCCCTTCGGGTTGAAGCTGTTGAGCAGCGATTTCGAAGACTGACGCGGCGGCGCGGACTGGTACTGCTGCTGCTCGCGCTGCCCGGCGTAGTTCACAAAGCGCGCAAACTCGCCCTGGTGCTGCAGGAGGCAGTGCCCTACGGATGCATGACGGTGCTTGACCACGTCCACTTCGGTGACGCCGCTACGGCCCAGATCGGAATCGGCATCGCGGTGGGCGATCATGATGATGTCAGCGTCTTGCTCGATTTCGCCTGAGTCGCGCAGGTCGGACATTTGCGGCTTCTTGGCTGCGCGGGTTTCGATGCTGCGGTTGAGCTGTGCGAGTACGATGACCGGAACGTTGAGCTCCTTTGCCATCCCCTTCAGGCCTCGACTGATCGCGCCGAGCTCGAGGTTGCGGTTCTGCTGGCGGCTTCCAGCTTCGGGGGCGATCAGCCCGATGTAGTCAATCACGATCAGGTCGAGAGGCTTGGCCTTGTGCTGGAAGCGAGCGATGTTGCGGATCCGGCTCAGTGGCAGCCCGCCCTTCTGGCAGATACGCAGGTCGGCTTCACGCATACGGCCCACAGCGCCGGTGATGCGGCTGATCTGGTCTTCATCCCCCATCGCCTTGCCGGTGTCGATGTTGCCAAGGGTCACAGCTGAGGTCGAAGCCAGGCTGCGCTTGGAAAGCTCTTTCCCTGACATCTCCAGCGAGAAGACCAGGGCGGACTTCCCGCCCTTGATGGTCAGTTCCTCCGCGATGCCCAGTGCCAAGGTGGTTTTACCGGTGCCCGGGCGGCCGGCTACGATGATCACGTGCGAACCGCGCAGGCCTTGAATTATCTCGTCGAGGTCAGCCAGGCCCGTGGCGTGGCCGTTGATACCCTCGCCGTTGAAGCGAGCGTCCATCTCGTCGATAACCGGGCCCAGGGCTTCGCGCAGGGTGATCACGTCCGGCTCATCGTCTTCGCTGTTCAGCGTCAGGACCGATTCCTGAGCGTCGGCGATGATCCCGGCGATCGAGCGGTTGTGGCTGGCCATGTCGATGATGTTCTGCCCGATCTGCGCAATCTTCCGGGCCTTGGAGCGCTCCACGACGATGCGGGCGTATTCCAGGCCGTTCGATGCGCTGGGCACGTCACGCATGATCTCTGCGGCGCGCACCAGGGTCAGGTCGCCGCTTGAGAGCTCGTGGCGGATGTCGGAAAGCGATACAGGGTCTGCCGGCCGGCCTGCGGAGCGCGCGGCGAGAATCATCGCGTACAGATCGGCAACGTCCTGATCAAAGAAATCAGCCGGACTGACAACTGCGCCGATGGTCTCGGCCAGCTCTGGCTTGTGCAGCAGGGCGCCAATCACGCCGAACTCTGCCTCTGGGGATACGAGCGGACGGTCCGCTACTTCGACACGAGCGTTCATACGGCCTCCAACACTTTCAGGACCTTGTCCTGTTTGGTCAGAAACTCGATGTCAGCAGTCCAGCCCCGGTCGTTCTCACCGATCCAGTGTTTGTTCTTCAGGCAGTCGGTGAAGTAGGCAGTCCAGAACTCACCCTTGCGGAAAGGGTGCACGCCGTTGATCTCCAGATTCCAGCAGCCCTTGATCAGGTTGCGGCGCTTGTCGGTGAGCTTCATGCACTGGGGCAGCTTCTCACCGCAGACCTCGTTGTAGATCTCGATGATGCGGCTGTACGGGATGCGTTCGGCTTTCGGCTTCGCTGGTTGATCAGGGATTGTGGTGTCTTGCTGCTCGGCTTCAGATTCCAAAACCGGGTCGGTCGAAGCGACAGCGGCGACAACTGCGTTAGCAGTTAGATTTGTATTTCTTTCTTTTATGTGTGTAATTTCCAACACAGTGGCATGTATCTTTTCCACACACTGTGTAGATTTCAACACGGTTTGTTTTGGCTCGATTTTCCACTCTTTCGGAGGCAGGAAACTGATCGGATCGCGGCTACCGCCGTCACGGAACAGCACTCGTTGACGGATCAGGTCGTTGATTGCCCGAGAGACGTTCGCACGCTCCTTCTCAGCCTTCGCCTCGTCGCCGTACATCATCTTGGAGATGTACAGGGCGGCTACCTTCACTGACTCGCTGTTGTAGCCCGCAGTGAGGCGGTGGATAGCCATGGCGACACGCAGTTCGCGTCCCGACAGTTCAGCCCCGATTAGGGCTTCGTAAAGGTCGTTGTCCATCCGGGTGAATCCCCCGGTATTGCGAAGTGGGATGACATTGCTCATACTGATTGCGTCCTGATATTTGAAATGCTCGTTTCGGTTGCACCCGAACGAGACAAAGAAGCCCGCAGATGACTCATGCAGTCGCTACGGGCTTTTTTCTTGGCTGGCTCGCTGTAGCAGTTGCGAACCAGAAATGCAGATTTCGCCGCTTCCTGCTGGTGGAACTCTTTACTGCCGGCCTCTACGGGCACTGACTCAGCCATGCCGCCCAATACGTCGAACAGCAGATCGCTGATGTGGCGTGGCGGACGGCTATTCATCAGGCGACCTTCACGGACTGCTTGAACACTTCCAGGCTGACGATCACCTCGTCGGCTTCCTTGATCAGTTCCGATTTCTCACGCGAGCACACATGCCCGTCCGACTGTGCGTCGTAGGCCAGTCGGGTCACGTCAGCGAGATCTACGTGCAGGCGCATCAGCGCGGAGTTGAGGTCGGTAGGTGCAGGCTTCTCTTTCGGAACCAGGTCAAACCCGAAGTGCTCTGCCCAAGCTTTCAGCGGGCGGAAGTCCTCGGTGTACTTCATGATCCGGTGCAGCTCCTGCACGTTCATTTTGTGGCTGTCGTAGTCCGGGTTGGCTTTCTGCGACAGCAAAGTGCGCGAAGGGAAACTCGCGCCCTCGGCGATCTTGCTCGCGCCGTGCGTGTCCACCACGTCGTAGATGGCCTTCATCAATTCCTGCATGTCACACCTCGAAAATTGTTACGTGGCGTTACGCCACCAGCGACGCGATCATTTGCTTACCAACTGATCAAGGACGTATCCATGACCGACTCTTCCGAACTGCAAGGCGAGATAACCGCCCTCTGCTGCTTTGTGGGTGCCTTGGCATCCACCCTGCCCCTGTCTTCTCAGATGAGGCTCTGGCCTGCGTTCGAGCAAAAGGCCAGTCAGTTACGTGATCAGTTGAGCCAAGAGGCTCTGCGCGGCTTCGAACTGGCGACGATCTCGCTCAGCGCTAGGCGCGGTTAGGCGGCGGTTTCCGCCGCAATAGCGGCTAGCTTGGGGAAGAACGAGAACGCCGAAACCTGTCCGTTGGTTGCCCGGTGAAGTTTCGTGGCTACATCTTCGGATGGCTTGCGATGACCGCCAGCGATGAGCCAGAGGTAACCCACGGAAATTCCCGAATGCTCGGCAACCCGCTGGCGCTCATCAGTGCTGGCATTTGTCAGCCATGTCTGCATATCGGGAATTGGGGTTTTCATCTTCATTACCTTTCGTAGAGATAAATCAAATTTATCTCATTGATAATTTCAAGGCAAGAAGCAATTGATCACGGAGATTATTTATCAGCGAGATAAAAGCGTGGATCATCTAGGGATGGACACGAACGAAATTAGACGCAACAACCTACGAGACCTTGCGGCCCGTTGGCCTACCCAAGCGGAATTTGCTGCAGCCTGCGGTACGGCGCCGTCAGTAATAAGCTTGATAATTTCGCCAAACCCGAAGCGAAATCTAGGCCACAGTCTTGCGAGAAAAATAGAAGCGGCTGCCGGGCTAAGCCCTGGCTGGCTTGACACTCCACGTTTCATTTATGGCCCGCGGGACCATGGCGACCTCTCTAATGCCAAATTAGAAGGGCCAATCGATGTGTGGGACGACGACACCCCTCTGGATGATGACGAGGTATACGTGCCTTTCCTCAAGGAAGTGGAACTGTCGGCGGGAAGCGGCAGGACAGTGGTTGAACAGTCCCATAAGCAAAAGCTGAGATTCGGAAAGCTGACTTTGCGTCGGCAGAACGTTCAGCCCAGTGAGGCTGTTTGTGCGACGGTAAGCGGCAATAGCATGGAGCCAGTTCTACCGAACGGCAGCACTGTGGGCGTAGATCAGGGTTCAACCTCTGTCATCGACGGGAAGATGTACGCCCTTAACCACGGTGGACACCTCAGGGTGAAGATGCTGTATCGGCTGCCAAAGGGCGGCGTCAGGCTTCGCAGTTACAACCGCGACGAACACCCTGACGAGGAATACACGGAGCAGGAGATGCTGGAAAACGAACTGGTGATCCTTGGCAAGGTGTTCTGGTACTCGGTGTTGGTCTGACCGCCGCCAAGGTCGTAGACGCCAAGTGGCCGAGGTCGGTGCTGGCTTGAAGCAATAATTCAAAATCAAGGATGTAAATAGTGAGCAGCGAGACTGAAACGCAAAACCAGCATTCCCCTCAGCCTACGACGCAGCAGGAGTTCAACCTGGCAGCGATGGAGGCTACACGGCACTTGGCTGAATATATCGTGGAAGTCAGTAAGCTAGCGGCGGCTGGTGCTGGGGTAGCTGCCAGTAATGCCAGAGCCTCTGGAAACGATGTGGAAGCAGATAGGATTATGGCCCAGGCCGAGGCAACCAGGAAGGCTGGCCTTAGGTATCACAATAGCGCGCTCGATTTGTGGGAGGCATTTGCGAAAGATGCTGGCCCCGATCTGATAAAGCCAAGAGAGATTCCGCCCAGGCAGAACGTGGATGATTGAGATGGACTTCAACAAGAGAAGTAACGGTTATACGGACAACCTAGACTTCGCGCACCTTTTGATAGATGCTGAAAGCGCCAATAAGCGAATAGCCGATCAGAAGATGACTGACACAACCGATTACCGTCACGAGCTAGCGCTGCGGGACGATCAGCTCCGTAGAGAAATGGATCTGCGGCAGGAGTCATTTCGCGCCGAGCAGACTGTCCGGGATAAGTCGATGGACGAAAGATTTTCTGGCTTCCTAGCTGCCCAATCAGAGCGTGATAAAGCCTGGGAAAAGATTTCAGATGCTCGCTTTGAGCGGATCGAGAAGGACGTAGCTAGTATCAAGTCTGACGCCAAGAAAATAACGGATGATGTGCATGGTATCCGCCGCTGGATTGCCACCTACACAGGCGGAATAGCAGTGATCGCGGTAATCTTTGGTGCAGTTATAAAGCATTTCTGGGCATAGCATCTTTGCAGGCAAAAAAAGCCCGGCCCAGCGCCGGGCTTTTCGTATCTGCCCTTCCGACTGACACAGCAGCCCGCCATACGCGGGTTTTTTACGCCTGATAGCCGCATGCCTGCATGGTAGAATTCGGGCTCATCTATGGAGGGTTGTGCAGTGCGTTCTATCAAGGTTGCTGGGCTTTGTGCTTTGCTGATGTTGGCCGGTTGCTCAGCTACGAAGCTGACGCCACAACTAAAAGATTCTACCGTCTACCGAACACCTATCGACGGGGCTACAGCTCAGCTCGTCCTAACTCAAGAATTTCAGCAGAAATTGATCACCCAAAAGCCATCTTACGGTCGCGCGTGGAGCGTCTTCAACTTTGAGACGCCGGTAGGCCAGGCGATGAGCAAGGCGCTTGTTTCGGATATGCGATCTAGAGCCCCCAATACCCGAGTTGGTGACCGAGAGGACGGCAAGCCCGCGAGCATCAAGGTCATCGCGAACGATGTTGGGATTGAGTTTGGTGTTGATGAGGGCAACGCGATTTTCTGGACGTCGGTTAGCTTGGTCGGGTTGGCTTCTGACATCGTGGTCGGGGCCAAAGTCCATCTGACCACCACGGTATCAATTAATGGCGAGCCTCCCAAAAGCGTAAGCACTACAGGTATCGGCACGCTGCCAGAAGCCTATGGCGCCCTCAGCAAGACTGACTTTGGAACTGTCATCGGCCTCGCCATTGATGATGCCGCTTTGAAGTTGGGCGAGCAAATTCAAGCCGAGGCTTTACGCTGAGCGGCGTAATGCAGCGTATTAAGGAGATTCACATGCTAGGAAAAGTACTGCTGTTCTTGGGGGCGGGCGCTTTTGCGCTTGGCTTCTGGGAGGCGCAAGGAGCTTTGGATGGCTCGCACCGTGCCATTGAGGCTGGCTTGCTCATGATTATCGGGCTGCCACTGCTAATTGCTGGTTTTTTCGCATGGAGACTGTCGGTCAAAAAGTGCCCGGCTTGCGCTGAGAGGGTAAAAAAAGACGCCAAGGTCTGTAAACATTGCAAAGCAACTCTCGGAGGGGCCTAGGGTGCACAAAAGCATAATTCTGCTGATATCCATGACTCTTCCGCATGCGTACGCCGATGAGGCGCCAAAAAGCTTTCTGGTCAAGCTGAGAGGCGCAGCGGCCCTGTGTGCATTCACTGGGTCGAGCGAGGCTACATCTGCATTCCTGGTTGGTAGAGACAATGGCTCCAAAAGTCAGAAGTACAAACTCGCTCTCGAAAAAGCCTATCAAAAGTCAAAGTCGTGCGTTGATGAAGGAAAGCCGAAGATGAAGCCCTTGCTGCGCGCCGAGGTAGAAGCTCATCCAGCCCTTAAAGACGCTACTCTAGACGCTTATGCAAAATGGATGACCTATATGGACTGGCTCAGCACTCCTCACGAGTGGAGCACAGATAGCAGGGAAGAGGCGGCGTTTGAGCAGGCCGCTAATCGTTTGCAAGCGGAGATGGATGTTCAGTAGTTCATCAGGTCGCAACCCCAGCCCGCCCAGCGCGGGCTTTTTTTCGCCTCCGATAAACTCTGGAATATCAGACATTTATCAAGAACAGAGATAGATTTATCAAAATGATATTGACAGTAATTTATCACGGGGATAAATTTGACCCATCGCAGCGACAAACCAACGGTGCGACAGGGGCTGAAGAGTCCTGCCGTTCTTTAAAAATCAGCGCAACAAATCAACAGACCGCATTGCCTCTACCGGCGACCGGTGATCAGACAGGCGAACGAGGAAAGCCTGCCCACGACAGGGAGAACCCTGTACGGCTGATCAAGGGCGAAATGCCCGAACCGCGCGAATGACCCGGCAAGCGATGCGCCCCGCCACTCCGGCGGTAATGGAAAGATTTGAAGAATTAGCGCTCCGAGCCTCGGCTATGAGGAGCGCCGGACCTCATGCACCCTGCCCAATCACCCGGGCACACAGAGCTGCAGCGTGCATGTTGTAGGGACCTGCGATCCATGGCGAACAGATACTGATTGACGCCATGAGGAGGAAGCTCGAAGCCCACACCCAAAATGACCGGCCAGCCCTGCAATCAGCAGCGGGCAACTGGCCAACACCGCTGACGCAACAAGCCGCGACCGACGCCAGTAGCGGGTCGCGGTGCAATACCAGATTTCCTCGATGCGCTTGGCGACAGGCGTATCCGGAAAATCAAACGCCCTGGAGGGCAAGACAATGGACATAAAAACACTGGAAGCGCTCGGCGTAAGCGCCGCAGACCTTCAAGAACGAATTGTCGAGCAGGCAGTTCACGCACTTCTGTACTCAACCGGATTCGATGAGGATGGCGACGAGCACTCATATGCATCGAAGTTCAAGCAACAAGTTGAGAAGCGCGTTCAAGAATCAGTCGATCAGAAGATTGCCGCGCTGGCCGCTGAGCACGTCCTGCCGCGAGTTGGCGAGATGATCGAAGCCGCCAACATGATGAAGACCAATGCCTACGGCGAACCCAAGGGCGAACCGATGACCTTCAAGGAGTACATCGCCAGCCGCGCCGAGGTTTACATGAGCGAGCAGGTCGATTCCAGCGGCCAGTCCAAAGAGGAGTCGCGCGATTCCTACAACTGGCGCGCATCTGGCCCTCGCCTGACTGTCCTGATGAAGCTCTACATCAAGGACTCACTGGAGAAAAGCGCCAAGTCCGCGATCAACGACGTGAACAAGGTGATCGCCAAAAACATTGAGCAGGCAGCCAAGGACGCCATTTTGTCCTGCGCGGCGTCGATCAAGGTCGCTGCAACGGTCTGAAGCAACTTTCTGCGCATTCACAGAGTGGGCAGATAACAACTGGAGGCAAGACGATGCCGCAGATCACAGTCAAAACAACGATTACCACGGCCTTTGATATTCCAGAGGGCCTGACCATCGACCAGATTCGTCACCAGACATATCCGGAACTGCTCGAAGCAGAGGATCAGGTTGAAGAAATCGTGATGCTTCACTCCAAGGTGCTCAATCAGGTCTACATCGGCGATGCGACTGAGCGATCCCAGTCAATCGGTCACCTCATTATGGAAGGCGTCAAGCACACCGACTGAACCAACCGTCGGCATTCGCAAGAGTGCCCATCGGGAAGTGATTTGCCATTTGAGTAGCTGCACCAACTCGGGTGTAGATGAAAACTGGTTACGGGCCCTTAAAAGCGCCGGCTGGGATGGACGAGACAGATCACTTCACCGATGCGGAAGACTTCTGCACCGCGCAACGCGGCCCCCTGCATCACCCTACCCCATATCGAACACACCCACATGCAACTACTCCGCTGCCACTTGGCCGTTCGCGTTCTTGTGGTTGCAGCTGAGTGTGTTTGGTTAATCAGCAAGGAGATTGAGCCATGGAACAAATTCAAGCAGACGAGCACATGAAGTCGCTTTTAGAGACGGCGATGCAGAAGCTCAAGACCGAAGCCAAGACCGTCATCGACGGAATCATGGGCGACCTTTACTGCGACTACCTGCCGCACGTTATCGGCGATACCGAAGCCAACCTAGGCAATCGTGTTTCCGGAGTTATCCGCAACCTGATCGGTGGCAAGTTTGAGAAATGCGGCGAATCGATGGTGAAGGTTAGCGACTCTTACGGCTTTGAAACATACGTCAGCCTCAACAGCTACGACGACATGGTGCGGCCGTTGTGCGACCTCATGGGGCCAGAGATTGTTGGTGCACGGGTTCAGCAGCTTGAAAACGAAGTGGCCCGACTGACCCAGCAACTCAACGATTCCTACCGCCGATAAATCAGCGCCTTACGGAGGCGACCATGAACTCATTCGCAAGAGCGCAAGCGCGCTGGGACAACATGCAGCCGGATGAAGACTCCGGGCATGAAGAAGCGGCGCGAGTCTGGATTGAAAACACGGCTGAGAACCTGATGCGCGGCTGTGACCTGGTGATTCGCCGTCAGTATTCGGCGCCGATCGTGGTCGAGTATCAAGCCTACCTGAACACGGTTCAGCTGCACCTGAATCAGCGCCAGATCGACGGCGATGACACCGAAGACTGGTTTGCGCAGTTGATCATCGCGGCCATCACCGGCGGGCCAGTCAAGACCTTTGCCGAGGCACTGCTTGGCGAAGGCGAAACGTCGATGGGCAAGCTGTTCGATATCGCGGTGTCACTGGTCGAGCCGCACGCCGAGGCAGGTCTACAGGCTGAAGCAGAGGATGCGGACCTATGAGCCCGCACATCCTGATCGACGTGGCACTTGAGGGAATGAATGACCCCGACTGCCCTCCGCTCAATGAAGTCAACGTCATGCGGATTATCACCAATCTGCATCGTGACGAAGCAATCACCAACGACGAACTCGCCCATTACTGCGACCGCCTTTATCGGGCTGTAGAGAGTCGGGCAAGGAGATCAGCATGACGAGCCCCCTCATTCCATCCCTGATCGACGAGCAGTTGGCCGATATCGAACGCAGCCTGGCTGTGATCGGTGCCGGACTTCCCCGCGATGTGCCGGTGTCGAAGCTGCCGCCGAAGCTAGTGGCTGCGATCAAGGCCGGTCGCATCAGCGTAAGGCCCAGGCCGTGAGCTTCTACGAAGACAACGTGGCCGACGGCGCGCACTGCATGAGTTGCTGCGAATTCATCGGCGATGACGTGGGATACCCGCGCGCTTGCCGAAACTGCGGCGGTGAAGGCAGCGATCCGAATGAGCCAGGTCACAAAAAGCGCATGAAGGCCGAAGCCATGCAGCGCTTTGATGTGTGGCTTTCAAAGGCTGGCCTGCCTTACAAGAAGCATAACAACGGCTTCCATGTCGTTCTGACGCTTCCGGATGGACGCTGTATCGACGTTTGGCCGAGCACGAAGAAGTGGCAGCTGCGCGGCGATCGTATCAGCCGAAACGGAAAGGCTCTCCATGAGCTGGTGTTGAAGCAACTGAGGCCATGGTCATGACCCGCTACCAGCAAGCCAAACGCTGGGCCTTCTGGCGCGGCAGCTTCTTCACCCTGCTGTTCTGCTCTGCCTGGATGATCGCCAGCGCTTACGCACCGCACTGATTCAGCCAATAGCTGCTTATCAGCTTCTTAGCAAAGCTAAGAGACCCCCACCCCATTCAATCGCAGCGCCCCGGCACACGGATGGCGCGGGAGACTCCGCATGTCTGCAGTAATGAAGCAGGCCGACAACTTGCCGGCCATTTCCGAGGATGCGCTCGTCGAAGTGCTAAGCGGCAGCCTGTACCCAGGCGCTGCGCACGACTCGGTCGTAATGGTGCTGGCCTACTGCAAGGCCGCCCAGCTCGACCCGATGCTCAAGCCGGTGCACATCGTCCCGATCTACCAGAAAGGTCGCGGCATGGTGGATACGGTAATGCCAGGCATTGGGCTGTACCGAATTCAGGCGGCGCGCACAGGTCAGTACGCGGGCATCAGCGAGCCGGAATATGGGCCGCCGGTCACGGCCAAGCTCAGCGGTGTCGACGTCACCTATCCCGAATGGTGCCGAGTAACGGTGAAACGGCAGATGAGCAACGGTCTGGTCGCCGAATACACCGCAAACGAGCGCTGGCTTGAGAACTACGCCACGGCGAGCAAGGACACGGCGGCCCCGAATGCAATGTGGAAACGCCGAGCGTACGCCCAGTTGGCGAAATGCGCTGAAGCGCAGGCATTGCGCAAGGCGTTCCCTGAAGTCGGATCAGCCCCTACGGCTGACGAGATGGAAGGCAAGGTGTTCGACGAAGGGCCGCGCGAGGTGAACACGCAGCGGCAGCCAGATCCTCAGCCTGAGCCGACCGTGTTGGACGACTATCCAGACGAGAAGCTTCAGGAAAACCTACCCAAGTGGCGCGCCGCCGTCGAGGCTGGCCGGTCTTCACCTGACCACCTGATCGCCACTGTCAGCAGCAAATACACCCTGAGCGAGCAGCAGATCGAGCAGATCAAGAACCTCGCACCAATTGAAGGAGAGTCCGCATGAAGATCCACAACGTAGCTCAGGGCAGCGCTGAATGGCACGCCCTCCGCGCCAAGTACTTCACCGCCTCCGAAGCTCCGGCAATGATGGGCGCTTCGAAGTTTCAAAGTCGCACCGATCTGCTGACCGCGAAGAAAACCGGCATCACGCCAGAGGTAACGACGAATCAGCAGCGCATCTTCGACAAAGGCCACGCCACGGAAGCATCGGCCCGCCCGTTGGTTGAGGTGAAGATCGGCGAGGAGCTTTATCCCATCGTTGGCACCAGCCGCAACCTGCTGGCTTCCATGGATGGCGCGACGATGCTCGGCGACACCCTATTCGAGCACAAGCTCTGGAATGAGTCTTTGGCTGCCCAGGTGCGCGCCGAAGATCTCGAGCCGCACTACTACTGGCAGCTCGAACAGCAACTGTTGGTGAGCGGCGCCGAACGCGTGATCTTTGTTTGCTCCGATGGTACCGAACAGAACTTCGTCTCGATGGAGTACCGCCCTGTCGCCGGCCGCGCCGAGCAACTGGTCGAGGGGTGGAAGCAGTTCGAAGCCGACCTTGCGAATTTCGAAATGGCTGACGCGCCATCTATTGTCGTCGGCAAGGCACCTGACGAACTCCCTGCGTTGTGCATTGAGCTGACCGGCATGGTCACTCAGAGCAACCTGAAAGTGTTCGAAGACTCGGCGCTGGCGGTCATCGACTCAGTGAAAACCACGCTGACCACCGACCAAGACTTCGCCGACGCAAAAAAGGCGGTGAAATGGTGCGGCGATGTGGAAGACGCCGTCGCGGCAGCGAAGAAACAAGCGCTGTCTCAGACACAAACCATCGACGAACTATTCTCGTCGCTCGACCGTATCAGCGCTCACGCCCGCGAAACCCGACTGAAGGTCGATAAGCTGGTCAAGGCTCAAGAGTTGCTGGTAAAGACCAACATCAAGCAGAGGGCTGAAAATGCTCTGGCTGAGCACGTAACCGCGATCAACAAGACCCTTGGCCGGGTAACACTTCAAGCCGTGGTCTGTGACTTCGGTGGCGCGATGAAGAACAAGCGCACCATCGCCAGTCTTCAAGATGCAGTAGACACGGAACTGGCCCGCGCGAAGATCGATGCAAGCCAGAAAGCCGATGCCATCCGCCTCAACCTAGCCAGCCTTGCCGAGCTGGCCGTCGACCACAACTTCCTGTTCAACGACGTTCAGCAATTGGTTCTGAAGGCCAACGATGATTTGGTCGCGCTGATCAAGGTGCGGATCAATGAGCACCAGAAGGCCGAAGAAGAAAGGCTGGAGAAACAGCGCGAGCAGATCAGGCAGGAAGAAGCCCAACGGCTGCTGCGTGAAGCAGATGAGCGTGCGGCAGCAGAAGCGAAAGCCAACACCCCTGCCGTGGCTCCGGCGTCGGCACAGAAGCCAACCGAACAACCCGCTCAGCGCGTGACCTCCGCTTCACCCTCCGCAAAAGTGCCGCCGAAGCCGACAAAGATGGAAGCCCATGTGCCAGACCTGTCCGTCCTGGTAAAAGCCGTCTACGAAGGCCGGGCGCCAATTTCGGTTCTCACTGTCAACTGGGGCGCACTCGACGACCTAGTTAACATCCACGGCGAAGCGTTCAGCATGGACGGGGTCGTCCTGCAGCAGGTGGCGGCATGATCAGCCTCGAATTGAGCATGGTTCGCCATAATCAGCCGAAGTCGGCCGAACTGGCCGCCGCGATGGATGAGTTCCTTCGGCGTGGTGGCCAAGTATCTGAGGTTGCAGGGCCTATTCCGGCTCCACGGCCATACGGGTACCGAACGGCTCCTGCGCCGATCGCATCACCGGATCGCAAGCCGCTGCCGCCCCGCCGAAGCAAGAAGGAAACAATGCAGCGCCTGCGCATTGTTCCGGACATCGAGGAGGCGCGGGCCAAGCCGGTGAAGCCGAAGACGCCACCGACTGACTTGGATCGTGTTCGCGATCTGGCAAAGACGCTGTCACAGGGCGAAGTCGCTGAACTCACAGGCCTCAGCCGCAAGCAGCTCTACACCATGGCCCACGCCTACGGCGTCGAGTTCCAACCGGCGGCAAGTGGCGGAGCAGCGAACCTGGCGAGCAATCAAAAGGATTTGGCAAGGGATGCCAAGAACGTTGAGCGTATCAAGGCGTTTCGAGATCTCGGCGTAAACCTCGCACAGGCCGCGCGCCGCATGGGAATCAGCACCTGTTACCTGCGCCGCTTGATCCTGGACTACACCATCGACTTCCCGGTGACCAAGTGAAGCGCAATGCACCCCAGCGCCGCAAGCGAGCGGCGCAATACCACTTGCCACCGAGCGGAATAAGCCATGACGTGTTCAGTTATTCACACGATCGGCCCAAATGGCGGCCACACACTCCCGAAAGGCACTCGTCCATCAAAACCGGTGCGCTGGGATGTAAGCCTATGGTTTCTGATGCCTGACGGCGAAAAGACCATCCGCAGCATGACCGTACCAAACGCGCTGATGTTTGACCTGGTACCACTGGTGAATGAGCAGGTAGACGCGATGATTGCCGAGATGGGCAACGAGATTCGCGGCGCAGGCTGGACAGCGCATGGTCGGGGGCAGAAGAAACGGAGGAAGCGCTAATGACAGCGAAGACGCCAAAGCAGCGCCAGCAGGAAAAGCGCGACCGGGACAAGAAATCGGAGCAGGAGCGCGAAGCCCTGCTTCTGTCACGGCAGATCGTCACGAAGCTTTATCACAACGATGATGCCGCACTGAAGCGAGTGATGGCCCGCGCCTATATCGAAGAAGAACAGGACATTCTGTCTCGGTTGATTCGCGGCGCCGACCGCATGCCGGACGATCAGCTTAACGATCACATTCGCATTGCGTGACACGCCGCCGTGACGCCATCCGGACCCATGCCGGTCACCACGTATAGCCCACCACCAACCTATTCGCCACCGAACTTTCGGAGGCTGGAGATTACGCCATGGAAAAGCTTCAGGTACTGACCGATGAAGGTTGGGAGCTTGTCATCTGCTACGTAGGCAAGCGGATCGAAACGACAAAAGACAGAGCCCACGCACTGCCGCGAAAGTGTCCGGAGCTAGCACATGCCATTCTCGAAGAGTTCGAGAGGGGCTTCCCAGATCTTAGATTCCGCCTCGCCTGATCAAACCAGCGCATCCGCCGCCACCTCAATCTCATTGATGGCCATCGGAACATGCAGTGAATCGTATGTCCGGTACTGCAGCAGTTCATCGGCAGCGGCCTCGGACAGTTCGTCCAGATTCAGCCCCTGCTTTCTCGCAACGCTCAGTACCGTCTTCAGCGCCAGCAACAGCGCTGTAACCCTTTCCTCGTTCATGACCTTCTCCCTTCCTGTGGAGAGGTAAGCGTAGGCCATTCCCAACTTTGAATCACGCCACTGGCGAGGATCAGCATGACTACAGCAATCGATTTGTTCGCCGGGCTCGGCGGATGGTCTACCGGTGCCCGCGCGGCGGGTGTCGAAGTACTTTGGGCGGCCAACCACTGGCCGGTCGCTGTCGAGTGGCACAGCGCGAACCATCCGGACACCCAGCACATCTGCCAAGACCTGCACCAGGCTGACTGGACCAAGGTGCCAAGCCACGACATCTTGCTGGCCTCGCCCTGCTGCCAAGGCCACTCCAAGGCGCGCGGCAAGTCGTCCGGCAATCCGCAGCACGACTCAAGCCGATCCACGGCCTGGGCAGTTGTCTCGGCCTTAGAGTTTCACCGACCCGAAGCAGCCATCGTCGAGAACGTTCCTGAGTTCGTGGACTGGGCGTTGTATCCGGCGTGGTTGTCGGCTATGCGCTCGCTGGGATATCAGGTCGCGCCACACATCGTCGATTGCGCCGATTTGGGCGTACCCCAGAACCGGGTGCGCATGTTCCTCGTCTGCACACGAAGCGCAGCGCCCCTCATGCTGGACCTCCGGCCGGAGCGTCATACCGCGGCGAATTCTTTCATCGATCTGGAAGGCGGCCGCTGGGCTGATATCGAACGCCTAGGGCGAGCCGCCGCAACGCTGGAACGGGTGAAGGCCGGTCGCGCAGCGTACGGCGACCAGTTCCTGTTCAGCTACTACGGCAACACCCGCAGCGGCCGCGCACTCACCCGTCCGATCGGCACCATCACTACGCGGGATCGATGGGCAATCGTGAACGGCGACAAAATGCGGATGCTGACCGCCGACGAAAACCTGCTGGCCATGTCCTTCCCCGCCCACACCAAGCGTCCGGACAGCCACCGCCTGACTGTGCACATGGCCGGTAACGCAGTTCCCCCGCTCGCTGGTCAGCGCGTGATCGAAGCGCTGATGGCTGCCGCCTGACCAACCCCAAAGTAACCTCCAGAGGTTACATCTCAAAAAGTAACCTGAATGGGTTACAGGGATATCGCCATGCCTGAACCAGTTCAAATGGTCAAAGCCACCGTTTTCGTTGGCACTGATGGCAGCCATCGCATCAGCCTTCACCGATTGCCTCAAACCCACTTGTCACCAAGCGCCGCGCTGGCAATGGCGCGGGAAATTCATCAATACGCCATCGACGCCATGCGGGCTGACGGTGAGCGGGAGGAAGGGAAATGAGCGAGGTAAAGCAATACACGTTCAAGGGCGCCGCTGGCGTTTACATCTATCTGGCGGATTATGAGCGCCTGCAGGCCGAGAACGCCGCACTCCAGCAGCGCCTGACCATCGCCGATCAGCGCATTGATGATCTTGGAGCCGACATGGCCAAGGCGCTGGAGTTGAACGAAAAGGTTCGTGAATTGGCGTTTAAGAATAATGCGACGATGCCCAATGTCGCTCCCTACTACATTGTGCGTATTCGGGACGCTTTTCGCGCCCACCAATCCGCGCCAGCCGCGAAGGGTGGTTCATGAAACCGCTTTCCAAGTCTGAGTTCGCCAAGCTGATGGCCGCATCAAGAGAGCTTGGTCTACGTGACAAGCAAGCGGGCGTCGCCGAGTGCCTGCCTATGCACTGCGCAGACTTTAAGGCCCTTATCGCTGGCCTTAGTGACGGCCTCAAAAGCAAGTCAATCACCGAATACGCCACGGCATTCAACGGCTACAGGCTCAATGTGCGCTCGCTGCCTGGAATGTTCAGCGACAACAAGGAGTATTGAAACCATGACCAACAAAACCGAAATGGTGCATGAGCTACGCATTCAAACAACTCCGTTCGACGACTTGCTTTCTGGCGCAGAGACCGGCGAAGTTCGCAACAGTGACCGAGGGTTCAAGGTCGGCGACTCCGTGCTCCTGAACGAGGTTGCGGGCGAATTTCCCGTTCCCACGGGGCGACAGATGCGCCGCAGAATATCCCACATACAGACAGGCTTCGGTCTACATGAAGGGATTGTGGTTCTGTCGTATGCCCCGACCGAGGATGTCCGCGCAGTGGTGGATGAGCAATCCTTCCAGGCGCGCGTGAAGCCTTGGATGCTCGCGTGCTTCGGTGCCGAAATCTCCGGCGACCAACAAGAGCGAAATCACCGCTTCCTCGAGGAAGCCCTTGAGCTGGTACAAGCCTGCGGCGCAACCGCCAGCGAGGCGCACCAACTCGTTGACTACGTTTACGGCAGGCCTGTCGGTGACAAGATTCAGGAAGTCGGCGGCGTGATGGTCACGCTCGCCGCCCTGTGTCTTGCGCATGGCTTGAACATGCACCTTGCTGGCGAGAGCGAGCTGCAGCGTATTTGGACGAAGGTCGATCAGATACGCGAAAAGCAGGCAGCGAAGCCGAAGCATTCCCCGCTCCCGCAATAACCCCGCCGCCCGTTCGGCCCCACCCTATCCCTATTGCCTGCTGCGTATGCAGCGAGGAGCAATCGTGCGTGCATTTATCTGGAAGTTGAGAGCCTTGTACTGGTTTTGGAAACTGGCCGATTACCCAAGTTGGGAGGCCGCAAGCGATCTGCATGACACCTACGTAGCCGAGGATGGGGATCCGGAGTTTTGGGACCCCGAGGGCGCGGTGCGTGAAGAACTCAGCTATTGGAGTGAGTGACATGACCAGTCGAGACCAATTCGAACAGGCCTACGCCGATTACATCGACGAAACAGTCGAGCGCATCAGATCCCAAAGGCTGGGAAGCAGCTATTCATTGCCGAGAATCGCATCGGCCTGGATCTGGTGGCAGCGCGGCAAGGAGGCGGCATGACCGACCAAACGCTGCTGGAGATGGCAGCAAGGGCGGCAGGCATAGGTCCTATCCTCTGCTACGAATCCAGGCGCAACTGCTTACGGATTGGCAATCGCAAGACTTCTCGACTGTGGCGCCCACTTTCCAAGGGTGACGACGCGCTCCGGCTCGCGGCCATCCTCGACATCAACGTTGAGTGGTTTCCAAAGCAGCAATGCGTCTGCGCCGACCGCCTCGGCATCGGCGAGATCATCGGTTGGGTTGACGAGCCTGGACGTGCCTGCGCGCTTCTCCGAGCAATCACCGTGGCCGCAGCCAAAATCGGCGCAAAGGAGGCGGAATGAGCTGGTACACCGAATGCTGGCAGCGGATGGAGTCAATGTATTCGCGGTGCAAGGCTGAAGGCATGGATGATTTGGCGACCAGCAAAGCCATCGACGAATCGTATCCCTACCGAACTCGCAGTGGCTGGGGCTACAAGGCCTGGCTTGCGGCACGCCGAAACTTCTACCCGAAACACAACCTTCCGCTTCGCCGGGCCAAGCGTCCGCCGCCCGACCTGTTTTCCTAACCCCTTCCCCATCTATCCACATGCCTGCCGGTGTACGGCGGGCGGGAGAACTATTGCATGAAAATGCGTGAAGAGTTTGAGGCATGGGCGCTTAGCAGCGGTCGCGAGATAGAGCGATACGACGATGGACCGTGTGAGTACGCATCTCTTGATACCGACTCCGACTGGATCTGCTGGCAAGCCTCCCGCGCTGCGCTGGTGATTGAGTTGCCAGAATTTCGTGAAGACTCAGATGCCGTAGATGCAGCTGGGGTAGGTCTGATCATTCCTCAGTTCGACCAAGGCTACGACGAGGGCGTTGCTGAATGCCGAGCTGCCATCGAAGCTGCAGGCGTGAAAATTAATCAACCTTCTAAGCCTGACGATCCAGAGCGTGTCTGCCCTGGCTGCGGAGAACAGGGTTTCACAGCAAATTGCATGCAATGCATCCCTTACTGAGGTCCTGGCCATGAATGACATTATCAAACTGAAAGCTCTGGCAATCGCAGCTAAAAACGACTGTGGCGATTACGTTGCGCTGAACGATTACGGCATGGCTATGCCCCCTGCCGTGACCATTGACCTGATCGAAGAGATCGAGAAACTAAGGGCCGCTCTAGGAAAGGAATCGGCCACTGCGTGGCGGGTAATCGACCGGAAAGGTAAGCGCTTCACCATCCATCACGAAGGGCTTGCACAAGTTATTGCTGAGCTTGGCCTTCATGTTACCCCGATGTGTGACATCCCTCCTGCTGGATGGGAGTGCAGCCGCAAGCCGGGCCACGAAGGGCCATGCGCAGCTTCCGAGGCGCAGTCATGAATCTGTCCAGAGAAAGAATGGCTTTCATCCGAGGCCAAGTTGAGCGCGGCGAGCCACTTGATCGAGAGGCCATTGAAGATCTGATAGGGCACAACGATCACCTGACGCAGTTGTGTGAGGCTCGTGCGCGGCTGGTTCTGCATGCAGAGTCCGATATCGAGTCGCTGCGCAAGGCCCTAGCTAAAAAGCTACTGGCTCTTGCCGCCCAACCACTCAACCCCGCATAGACCCCGGACGGAGGTAGCCAACATGAACACAGTATTTTTGCTGATGGCCCAATACAGCGGCATGGCGATCATTCCGCTCGAACGGGTGTGCGCCGATTACTTCAGCCACCTAACGCCGGAGAAGATGAAGCTGAAGGTAGCGGCCGGGGAAATAGACCTGCCGCTGGTGAAGATGGAGAGCAGTCAGAAGTCGGCGCGTGGTGTGCACCTGAATGACCTGGCCGCCTATCTCGACGAGCAGCACTCGAAGGCCCGATCCGAACACAACAAGCTGATGGGCCGAAGTCTTCGTCGCGTCTCCTGA